GCGCCGCGGAGGTCGGCGCCGCGGAGGTCGGCGCCGCGGAGGTCGGCGCCGCGGAGGTCGGCGCCGTAGAGGTCGGCGCTCGTGAGGTTGGCGCCGCGGAGGTTGGCGCCGCGGAGGTTGGCGCCGCGGAGGTCGGCGCCGCGGAGGTCGGCGCCGTAGAGGTTGGCGCCAGCTTTAACGGCAGTCATGAGAGCTTCGGAAATCGACGGGTGATCGCCGGCGTAGAGAATCGCCTGGGTATATCGGTAAAGGATCTGAATCTTCTTCATAGGTGCGAGGAATGTGAATGTTCAATAGCGGGGGTGGGAGGAGGGGGCGGACCCGGATGCTCCGACGCGATCCGATACCGCCCCTCTTTCCGGTCGACGAGCAGCCACTCGCCGGGGGATAATGGGGGTGGGCCAATGTGGATCTCGCCGCTCTCCAGTTTTTCCTGCACCCAGTTCGCACATACGTCGGCCTTGTATCGCCCCGGACCAAAACGTGGGGCTCCACCAATGTACGGACGGTAGTAGTCAACGGCCGCGGAGAGGCTGACGAAATGGGAGGTGCCAGCGGTGACGGTCATACGATCATCGCGGTGAGAGCTTCCAATTCGCGCCGGTCGGATTCCTCCACGATCTCCGAGACATCGTACCCGTTGAACCGGAGCAGCGCGGCCACGTGAAGGGGCAACTCAAAGGCTCCGTCGTAATCGGTCAGCATCATGCCCGCAAATCCGAGCCCGATCTCCGCGAAGATGTGCAAATCGTCGGAGTAGACCTCGGCGCAGACGATCTTTCCCTCTCGTTCGCACAGAAGGACGTTGACCCCGCGACTCCTCGCCAGGTTCTGCCCGCTCTGATGCGTCATGCGGACGTCGGTGTTCCAACGAAAGAATGCCTTTTTAATATGGAGGGCGGGAGCCCCCGAAGCCGGGGACACAACAAGATGCGCCGGCCAACCGGGAGACAGGGATGCCCGGAACATGCGGGCGGAGATGACCGGGCCATCGGCGAAGTAGACGGTTGGATGAGTCTCGTTGGAATCCTCTGGTGCAAGGACCAGGCGGCCGTGATAGGCGTGGTCCACTTGGTGTGTAGAAGGGGCGTTGATCCAACAACGCCGCATGCGGAGCGCCTTCTCTCGAAGGCGAACCTGCCACTTCGTGTGATCGTCGGAGTACTGATCGGGATCAATCCCCGGAGGCGGCGGCATGACATGCCAAACCCCGGCGGCAAATGCCTGGCCGTTCTCCGCCAGAACCAGATGAAAATCGTAAAGGTAGTTTTTCACGGAAAGAAAGTCGTAGGGATCGGGGCCAAGCCCCTTGATAGCAACCCCGCTATCTGCTATAGGGAGCGGGGCATGGAGAACCAGATCGCACACCACCCCGGAATCCTTCAAGGGGGCAAAGCCGATAAATTCGAAAGTATTTTCGTACCCCCGGCGCCTGGCGCCCCTGATCCCCTGAGCCGGTTCCAACGGCTATGCGGGAAGGTCGTTGCTCGCTACTTCGAAACCGGGGAACCCGACGACCTGCACGCCGCGGTGGAAGCCGTCCGTGCCTGGGATGAGGTCGAGGGTGAGCACGTAGCCGTGTCCCTCGAGAGGCGGGATGCCGCCGTCCTGGCTACCGAGGATCAGGGAATCAGGGGATCAGTAGTTGTGGGTAGCTACTCGCCAACCGGCACTGAGTCTTCGGCGAACCTCGTCCACCAGGTTGGTCTCGAAGACCAAGGGATCACCGTTGAGCCGATAGAACCAAAGGGTGACCGGGTAAGCGTAAACTCCGTTTTGCTGTTGGGGCATGAGGATGGTCTATCGGGCATCACCGCGATTTCTTCAAGGGGTGCCACGGAAACAGGGGATCAGGGAACCAGGGGTTCAGGGGATCATGGCGAAGCGTCCTGAGTACCCGTGGGGTGAAATTCGTGTGGCGGTAGCGGGTGGGCTGATGACCCTCCGCGAGGCTGCCGAGAGGTGGCAAGTGCCATTCGGGACCCTTGCCGCCCGTTGCCACCGCGAGGGATGGAACAAAACCGGCGATGCAAACAAGCTCGCAAACACGGCCCCGGCGATTGCGGACATCGCACACAAGCGCATACAGGGTCCTTCTGGCCCTGCATTGGGAGATATTATGGCGGCGACGCGGGAAGAATGCCGCGAACGCATACGCAATGCCGCCGGCCGGGTGGTGGCCAAGGGACTCGAGGGTATTGCCTCCCAGGATGCGACGTTCATCGTGTCCAAGGCGGACAAGATCAAGGCGCTCGTGGATGCCGGCGGCAAGGCCACGGGCTTCGGCGAAGATCCCGCTGGCGGGGTGAACCTCTCGATGGCCTTCAACTTCCTGGACGAGCAGCATGCTCGGCAGGTAGAGGGCAAGGTTATCGACGTCGAGGTAACGCCGGCCGACTGAGGAAAGGGCGGCTGCTCTATGGCGAGCTAATCGGGCGGCGGGCCGTCCGCCGGAACGTAGGCTTCTGTTCACCCGCCCTACTAGACGGGGCGTGCACGCAGCAGCGTGTCGCGGGAGAGATCGGTTGAGCACCCCCGGAACAATCGGGTAGGTGGTGTGGAACACGGTTTATCTTGTGAACTCCCGTGAACGAGGGCGGTGCTCAACCGAAGATACGAGGACTAACAATCCTCTGTGCTCCGCCCGGGTTCGCCGGACGGAGTATCAGGGGGCTGGTGGACGGGTGTTGGTCTACTTGCTGAACTTGCCGTGGAAGGCAAAGCTGCCGGTGCGGTGCATGACCCAGGTGGACTTGGCGTCGCCGGTCAGGATGACGACGGCTTCGCGGAGCTTGTGGAAGAGTTTGACCTCGACCATGGCGCCCGTCTCAGGGAGCTGTTTCTTGAACTCAGCCCACTCCGGGAGCCGGAGGACAAACGATCCGGAGCCGAACTCCTTAATCGTGATCTTCAGGGCGGTGCAGGCTGCGCGGATCTGAGCAACCATCTCAGACGGCTTAGCTTCCGGCTTCTTCTTGACCGGAGCGGGCGTGGCCGCGGCCGGCTTGATCCGGTTTTTGACGACCTTCGGCGACTTGCCTCTGGCGTTCGCTTTACGATCGGCGCGTTCGATCGGGGTGATTTCCGGAGTGGATGGCGCAGCGGCTTCAAGAGCCGGCGCCAGAGTTGTTTCTGCGAGTTGAATCATGGGAATTCCTCCTATGTTTTTTCGTTGTGCTTTCGTTATCCGCCGTCCCGTGATTGAAACGGCGGATGGGAAAGCACTACGCGCTTTTCCCTTCATGCCCGGCGTTGTTGCGGAAACGGAATCGTTTTGGTGACTCCGCCCCATGAACGCTCTGAGGCAATGGAAGCTGGTTGTATTCGGGCACAGGTTGCTAAGCCTGTGTGGTCCCGCCCCTATTGACGTTATCGCAAGAGTTTTACGTGCGCCCCGCTACCGGTAAATCCTTTGATCAACCCCCTCTGTGAGAGGGGCACTGAACACGCAACTTGTGTAGGGTTGCGCAGGCCATCACCGCACGGTCTGGATTAGAGAGCTGACAAGCTCTGTTGCGCGGCATTACGCCGCACCTTCCGCCGGAATTCATCCGACGTATCCCGTTGCCACAGTGGGAGCTGCGAGAGTTGAGAGAGAACAGAGGGGAGCAGGTGAACCGCTCCTCGTCTTTCGACACTGGCAATACAAGGTCGCGCCGAGAATCGCGGCCCCCTTCGATCTGTTCGCGCGTAACGCGCACCCCCTCCCTCTCCCCCACCGGCCAGGGGGTCGGGCCACCCCGCTATAGCCCTATGGCACGCTGTGCAAAAATTTTTGTGAAAAATAACGGGGTGCCCGTTGAGGAATTATAGAGTAGTGGTATAGGGGTATATATGCAAACCACAGAGCCACTCCACGAGGAGCATCCCGTGGACAAACCACTCAGCCGCGCCATAGCGACGCGCAGACAAGCCACCTTGGAAATCATCGAACTGTTCAAGAAGCGCGTGTTCAGTGCAAACCCCGAGCTTCCAAAATGGGAGGGTACTGCCCACCAGTTCTTGGAAGAAGCGGGCGAATGCACCGAGATCGTGAAGATCGCCCTCAAACACCAACTGATCGGAGCAGAGAAACTGGGGCGCCGGCTCGCGGAGGTGCAAAGAATCGGCGCTCCCGTCTATTCCCGGAAGCTGGACGGCGGGCGACTGTGGGCATTTCACAACCCCGCGATCGAACAGCTTCAATGTCCAAAGTGTTTGGTCAGAAAGAAGTTTGAAGTGTCGTCTTTCGGAAACGCCCGTTGCCCGGAGTGCGACGTTACCTGGTCGGCAATTCACCAAGTGGGGGTGCGGTGGTGAGCGGCCGGGATATGGTCTGCTGCCCGGACTGCGGTCACAAATGGGATCGGAACGCAGACGGGGCCGCTGAAGCCTCGGGAGCCCGCAGTGCCCTCCGCGCCAAAAAAGCGGTAATCGTGGAGTCAATGACCCCAGAAGCCCAGCAGCGCCTCCCAGGCGTCAAGGCTGGCCAGAAATTTGGGTCCGTCACACTGGCATCGCGAGCGATCGGAGTCGACCGACCGAATGTGTCCAGGGCTTTCAGGAATCAGGGGGACACAGCGAGCGTTGGAGGGGTGACGCTCCGGTATGCACGCCCGTTCCGTTATGCAGGGGTTGAGCCATGGAGGGTCTTCATCCACCCCAACCCAAGCAAATACCCGGTGTGGGTTAACGTCGTGATACCGTGGCGCCGAGTCAATCAGCGCGGGGATCTCGAGATGGGGTTCAAAGATTCGCTGGTCGCTCTCGGGCACGCGATGGGAGTCAACCCGGTGCGCTTGGCGAAGGCTCTTTGGGAGAAAGCGCTCGGTTGTGGCCGGGTCAACGTCACGGTCGCCGGGGTTGAATTCCGATTGGCCGACGACGAGCAGACCAAAAAAGCACTCGATGGTGCTCGTCAGTGGCGGGCGCGGACTGTCGTGGGAAAGTAGGGGTAGGCATGATACAGGAAAACAGGTGTGTCACCCTACTCTTCTGCTTCTGTAAACGACTATATACAAACTACTTATATAATTTAAAAATAGATATATACACACTCAGTGAGGATGTAGTTGCACATTTGGGGAGTTCCCAGCAGAGCTGGATATTTTGCCTCTCCGCCGGAGAATTGCCGGGAAAAGGCTCCGGCCAGCCGACCTGGACTTGACCCCTACATCCTCACTGACGCCCAAAAATGCGGCGCAGGTTGTTGACATAGAGTGACTTGCTCCTGGTGACACACCTCTCTCCCTGTGTCAGGTCTACCCCCACTGGATTTCCCTGATTCCCTGCGCCCCTGATCCAAAGAGACAAAGTGTCCCTATGCCGCGACCAGAGGACCAGGGGTTCCGGGGCGCAGGGGATCAGGGCTTTCGACGCCGCCGCTTCCCCGCGGCAGCCTTCGGCGCTGTCTTCCCCTCAAATACGCGGTAAAGCGCCGGTCCGATCTTCTCGAACCCCCTGACGTGCTTCGGGCTGTTGGAGAACAGCCACCGCTCCAATTTGCGACGGTCGAATCCGGTCTTTTCGGACAGGTCCTTGACGGTCATCCCAGCGGCGCCGGCGGATCTGAGAGTGTCGACAATTGTGTTTTTGACCGTGCCTCGAACGCTCCGTTTTCGCGTGGCCGCTGCTATGGCCAGCGCGATCGCCGGCCCCGCCTCACCGTGTCCGGCAAGGATCGCGACCGACAACGCATCGAGCTTCGCGATCTCCTGGATGTGGTGCTCTTTTTTCTTCCGGATCGCGAGGAGTTGCGCGAGGGAGTTTGCGGGCAGCTCGGCAATATCGATGCTGCGTGATTGTTGGTGTGTGGGCGCGGTGGAATGCTTACCTGGTAGTGAGGCAGTCGTCATAGAAACCTTTCCGTCGACCGAGCGTTCGCCTTTGATCTCGTCGAAGGCCCGCGTGTATATACCTTTGGGTATAGGGTGTCAACATTGGAGTAGACCCGTCTTCTACCCTATTCGCTCCGCAGGGTGTGGAGTGGTTGTCCCTAGAACGATTTCGCTGCGGCCACGTCGAAGCGTTTGCCGATATCCCGCCATGTTCGTGGGGTTCCGTCACCCCCACCGCTGGCATGCTTCTTCGGCTTCCGGCCGCGGAAGCGTTCGCGGATAAGATCGACCAGGATCATGGCCGCGTCCGCTTTGTCGGGGCTGCCTCCTATCCGGCTCTTCATGTCCCGCTTGCTCTCGACGTAGAACTTCATTCCGCTCGTCTTGGTCATCGACACGTGACGCGCCGTGAGTTGCTCGATGACCTCGGGTGTGAGCCCGCGGAGTTGCTGATGTTTCAGCAGTTCATGTCCCGCCATCCAGATCTCCGTCACACGATTGCCACATCTCGATGAGGCCGGTTCATCCGTGAACTCGCTGATCGGCCGCTCCGTGGCCTTCCCGCCGAATGAGGTGCGCCATACCTTTGGGGACCACACTTGCGACACGATGTCCGCGAAGGGAATGTTGGTGGCGTCCAGGGCGGCGTTCTCCGGCGTCACGCCGCGCTTCCGGCATTGGTCGCGGAATTGGTGGGCGATCTGGAAGTTGAATGGGGTTGTCTTATCGAGGACGTTTTCGTGGAGGATGACGCAGTCGGTGAGGAGCAAGACGTTCTTGCCCGTTTCGATTTCGACGCCGTAGCTGCCGAAGTACAACGCCGCTTCGTCGCCGCCGGTTTTATGCGCGGGATCGAGCGCGGCCAGGGTCACTGGTTCGTTGAGCCAGGTCACTCCCTTGTCGCCGCCGAACTTCACCACGTCTGCTTCGCTGAACAGCGTCTGCTCGTCGCCGGTGGGGCAGAAGAAGCCCCGGTACATCCGCCAGAAGGTCGGGCTGTTCGGGCCAAAATTCTTCTCCGCCTCGCGAATATCTCCGACCTTGATGAGGTATTTGAAGACGTCTTTGCCCGCCAGCCAGTTGGGGGACTTGTAGCAATCGAACCGGATGCACTTGCCCCACTTCGTCCGCCACTCGTCCATCTCCGCATGGATGGTTTCATAGCCTCCGACCGGCGCGATGAACTGACCGAAGGCGTCGTAGTACGACTTCGGGTTCCCCATGCCAATGAACTGGAACCATGGGTTGAGTTTGAGGTTGCCGAAGGCCGCCTCGTTGATCGCTTCGGCGAGTTCCGTGTGTTCGTCGGCGATCAGAATGACACGCTCGCTCTTTTTGCCGATGAGGTTGGCCGCCGCTTCACGCGCTTTCTTCTTGTCACCGGCTACGAGGGACAGACCAGCCAGGACATCGCCACTTTGTTTCCGGCCCGGAACCTCGAATTTGATTCGTCCGAGGGAGGAAACCAATTTTCCGGGCAACGGGATCGCTGATCCCACGAAATACTCCTCGATCGCGCCCCAGATACGCTCCCGGGAGTCCTTGAGCGAGGTGGAAACTACGAGGACGAGGGTGTCCTGGGGTCTACACAACCAGTTGACGATGGCCCAGACCGCGGCCCAGCGCGTTTTGCCCGACGAACCGGAGCCCGCGATGCCGAGGAATTGCTCCCGGCACGCCTCCTCGGTCATCTTTTCGGCGCCGGGGTGGAACTCGAAGTATTTCGGGTTGTCCCGGCCGTTGATTTTCTTCGGCCAGAGGACGCCGCAGATGTTTTTGAAGTGCTCCTTCTTCGGCAGGAAGGTTGCGACCTGGCCGCGGAGGGACGGTGTGGTTAGCTCGGTGGGTCCGCCGTCCGGTGTGGACCAACAGAACGCGTAAAGCTCGATGACGAATTGGTTCCAACCGTCCGGCCACTCGATCCCATACCGCTTGAGCGGTTCCTTCCTCGGTTCCATCAAAAATAGATAACGGGTCCCCTATACCACCCCCTTGAAGAATCTTCAATGGTGGGTTATTGGGGATGCACTATGAACCAACTTGCTACTTCCGTCGGCAGTGCGTGCAAAACCATCTCCAGCAAACATGTGCCCCTGGCCTTCGACCGCCAGGGAGCCCTCATCAGGGAACTGGCGGAGCTGACTTTGGAACTGGAGGGCCGCCTGGACCCGATCCTGTCGTTGCGGCCGCCAGAAGATCCGACGAATGATGTCCCAGCTCCTTATCGAGTGTATCTCGCATCGGTCCTCGAGCAAAACAGCGATCAAATTTACGAGGTAATCGCTCGACTGAAGAGCATGCACTCACGGATCGAACTCTGACCGGAGTGAAACCCATGCTCACGGTCATCCGATCATTCAAGGAGCAGGAGCAAATCCTTCCGTATGTCGTGGTGGAGGACGCAGACACGGGGCTGACCACGAGAGAGCGCATCCGGGCCGAGGATTCCGACCCATATTGCGCCGCGCGGGCGCGTGCCCAAGACCGTCTAGCGGTTTTGGTGGTTCAAAACCGGCAGGAAGCGCCGGCGGAGGTTATCGACAGCGTCGAAGCACCGCCTCCCGGGCCGCCAACGCTCCGTGGCCTGGCCGGTCATCTCGTTTCCCGGTGGTTTGAGGAAGGACGACTGAGCGCGCGGTTCGGAAACGCCCAGCTCGAGGAGCTTTTCGCCCTCTTTCCCGAGGAAAATCTATGATCGCTCACATTTTCAAGCTCCACGGCCCCTCGGGGCGCATCATCGACCCTGATCGCGTGTTGGATCTCGGGGACCGGGTGGAATTCTTGGACGCGCGGGAGAATTCCTCGGCTGATTCAGCCTGGGCGGACGAGGAAACGTGGCTGGATCGCCTGTTTGGCGCGGGAGCGGAGGAACGAGGGAGGGTCATACAATGATACGACGCGCTTTCATCGCTTCTTTGCTCGGCCTGGTGGCGTTCGGTCGTCGGTTGCGCGCGGAAACGGTCAAAGGCAAGTTTGCTGTGACGACTCCCGTCTCGACGACGCGGTTTCGTGATGAACCGAATACAGTTTTGACTGAACTCACCGGTGCATTGACCAGTGTGATGAACACGCTGGACGCAGATCGAACAGACGGCGGGAAATGGGAGCTGCACTGGGTGAACCAGCGCGATGCGGAGACGAACCCCGATGGGTTGGTTGGCACTTTCCGCATGTGTCTGAGTTTCCCGGTAGAGGAACCTCGGTCGGAGGTGTGATGGGGGATAAAACCTACATCGGCATCGATAACGGCGTCAGCGGCGCCGTCGCAATATTGGAATCGGACGGCAGCGTGAAGCTGTCGAAGACTCCGACGATCGAATTCGGCGGTAAGGGGACATTCATCGACGACATCAAGCTGCGCTCCCTGGTCATGAACGGTCGCGCGGTCGAGGATCTCCGGGTGGTCTACGAATGGGGGAATAAGAATCCCCAGTGGGGTACGAAGGGAAACTGGGCCACGGGAAATCACAACGGCACTCTCACCACCTTCGTCCGCCAGAACGGCATCCGCGCCGCGGCGATCACTGCGAAGGAATGGCAGCGGGAGTTGCTGGCCGGGTTCCGCCCGAACGGCTGTGACACCAAGACCGCCGCGAAAGCTGCGGCCAAACACTATTTTCCCGGCGTCAGCCTGATCGCCCCCGGCTGTCGCACGGAGTTTGATGGATTCGCGGATGCGCTGCTCATGGCGTTATGGGGGAAACGGAGGAACTTGTGATGAAGAAGGAACGCCCCACCCGAGTCTTCCGGCTTCCGCCGTGTGTTTATCCACTGAACCTATTTGTGACCTTTGGCTCCGACGCGAAGGTGTGGGCTCGAAAACTCCCGAAGGATTGCTACCCCGATGAAGATGAGCCAGAGCGAAGTGGGGCGATGTGCGTTTATCAGGATCAGAACATCGCGATCTTCTATTTCCGACACGAGCTTCGCGTCGATCTCATTGCTCACGAGATTTTCCACATGACCCACCGGATCATGCATTACGTGGGTGAAAAGTTTCCTGATGGAACACACGAGGCGTTCGCCTACCTCAACGGCTGGATCACGGGGCAAGTGTACCACTTTGCAGATCGGGCTGGGGTGAAGTTTCTACCCGCCATCGACTGATTCATGCTCATCTTCGGCGGTCTGCTGCAAGGCGAGGATCCAACCCTCGCCGACATCGAGGCGGCTACTGAAGTAGCGGAAGAGAAGGTTCATAAGCCGGCGCGCTTCATCATGCGGGACGATCTCGTCCCCGGCGATTTTGAAACACCTGGGATGATCGAGAACCCACACTTTGTTCCCGCGGAGGATACAACGACGAGAGAGGACAGGTGTCGCCGGTGTGGTACCGTCTTTCTGAACGAGCCGGTGGTTTGGAAGGAGAAGGTCGTTTTTAGGTCAAACTCCTGCCCGTTCTGTTCGGAGAATCTGGGCGCGGAGCGCGCGGCACGGTGCCCGATGCGTCACCCGGAATTGATCCTCCGGCCCAAGTTCACACGCGGCCAGGCAAGAACTTGGAACAATTTTGAGGGCTACGTCTTGAAGAAACCCGTGATCGACCCTATATCTACCCCGTTACAAATGGCAGCCCCCGCAACACCACCCATCGAAATAACGGTTGATGAGGTGATCCCTCCCCAACAAGCAACGGCCCCCGAGGGCCACGCGAAGCACGGGCCTTCTTCTCTCAAACACAAGGAGATCTGCGCCCATTGGCGCTCCGATAGCGGGACCAATCCAGTGGCAGAGGAGGGGACCATGCTCCACGAGCGGCTGGTAACACGTGACTTCTCTGGGCTCGAACCCCAGCAGGAACTGGCGGCGCGGATGGTGGCGGATCTTTTCGATGACTTGGTGAAGAACCTCGGTCCCGGCGCCGTTATCCTCCGCGAGCACCGACTCGATGTTGCCGAGATTACCTGGGGCACCGCGGATCTTGTGGCGTTCTCCGCCGATCGGAAGCGCGGTGTCATCGCCGACGCGAAGTTTGGCTGGATCGAGGTGGACGACGCGGAGACGAATCTCCAAGGCCAATGTTATACCGTGGGGGCCTGGACGCTCGAGCCCGCCAACGAGGAAATGACGGTCGTCTTCGCGCAGCCGCGCTGCGACATGGTTTCCTCACACACTTTCTACCGGTCGAAGGATTATGACCGGCTTCATTCTCGTGCCAAGGCCGCGGTCGACGCCGCCAACAATCCAGATTCCCCCTTCCACCCCGACCCTGAGAACTGCAAATACTGCGGCGCGAAGGGAACGTGCGAAGCTCTGTTGGGTATGGCGAAGACCGTGGCCCCACGGGTGGCGCCGGAAGGGTTCAAGATCCCCGAGCATCTTTTGGCCGCCTCGATCTCCGACCCCGAGATGATGGCCCAGGCGCTCGTGCTCGGCGACATACTTGAACAATGGGCGTCCAGCCTGCGCGAACGCGCCAGGGAGATGCTCGCCGAGGGAACACATGTCCCCGGATACGAGCTTGGAGAGCGGCAGTCGCCCCGCTCCATCACGTCCACGGAGCTGGCGTGGGAGGCGGTGAAGGACACCGTGTCCGCGGAGGAGTTTGCCAAGACCGCGAAGACGGTTTCGATCGGCAAGCTCGAGGAAGTTTTTGCGGCGGCGAAGGCCGCGTTACCCGACGCCAAGAAAGGCGTGAAGAGTAAGGCAAAACAGGAACTCGAGGACCGACTCACGGATCTCGGAGCCCTGAAACAAGAGGGGGTCACTTACTACCTCAAACCCATCAATAACAGAAAACTAACGGAGAAAGAACCAGCACAACAGCTACAGAACGTATGAAGACATCATTCACGCAGAAACCATCCCCCGAACCGGCCGCCGATCCTTCGACGTCTACCGCCACCGCCGAAGCTCCGGCTTCCTCGTCCGCCGTGGCCGTGCGCGAAAGCCAGGCGCCCGCGCTTCCAACGCCGCCGAACCACGCACAGGTCGAGGGCGAGATCGATCCGTCGGATTTGAACATGGACCGGGTGAACCTGGTGCAGAAGTCCGGCAACCTCGGTGACAATTTTGAACCCGGCTCCTTCGTCCTCGCCAAGGAAGTGGTCTTGGCGAAGAAGGGCGAAAGCTTCGAGTTCGTCGTCCTCAAGATCAAGAAGTCCTACCAGGAGGATCTCCCCTACGATCCTTCGGGAAACGGCGAGATGCCGCGGCGATTCAACACCGCGCAGGAAGTCCGCGAAGCGGGCGGCTCCTTGAAGTGGGGCGACCCCGGCTACTACCGCGACTTCGCCACCGCTCTCGTTTTGATCCCGGCCCCGGAGGGGATCACGCAGGACGAGAAGGAATCCAAGTTTATCTACGAAGACGCGGAGGGGAAGGCATACGCCTTGGCTCTCTGGAACTTCGTGAAGACCGGCTACACCGCCGCGGCCAAGAAGATCTTCACGGCCGGAATGATCGGTCATCTCAAGGGCGGCTACGAGCTTGGTGCCTGGAGTTGCGGTTCGGAACTGAAGAGCGCGGCGGGTAATTCATGGTATCAGCCGGTGCTCAAGCCGGCGGGTAAGACGACGCCGGAGTTCCAGGCGTTCGCCAAGGAAGTGCTCTCGACCCTTATCTAGGGAGGGAGGTCAACAAAGAATTTGCGAGGCAGGAAAGGAAGGATCACCCGCCAGGACGGCTGCGGGGCATGGACGGCGGGGAGGTTTGATCCACGAGGCAGGTAAGGAGGGTAGGCGGGGCGGCTAGGGCATCACGGTGCCGCCCCCACCCCCTACTTCCTTCAGCACACGCGCGCGGCGGCGCATCAAGCACGCACCCATTTTTCTCTATGACCCAGATGGCAGATCCAGGCGAAGGCGGCGATGAAGAGGTCGAGATCCCTCCGCCCCCAAATTTTGAAGACGAGATGCGGTTGCTTGGTCAGGTGGCCAATCAATTGGACGAGGTATTCAGTTCGGCACTGATCCTTTGCTCCGTAATTCGCGACGGCAAAACGTACTGGGCCGTAGTTCCTCGCGGCAACGAATTTGCCTCCGAGGTCTTAGCCCACCGCTACACGCACAAGATGTTGGGTAACGCCATCGAACCCGGGATGGCCGGATTTTCCGTATGAGCCCACTCGACACACTCATGCAGCAGCTCCGCGTGCTTTCGCTTAACGAGGTCCGGAAGCGGATGGCGAAGTTGGAGAAGAAAAATCCGGAGGCGTTCGCAGCCTTGGCTGCGCTGTTCCAGCCGTGATGTCGCAACGGATCACGGAGATCCGCATTGAGACGCACCGGATGCCGGAAGGCCCGGAGAAGCGGGTGCGGGAAGAACTCCTCGAACACATCGACCACCAAGCAAGCAGATGCGCGCGGCTCCAGCGGCAGCTCGACCACCTCAGCTCAACGACTGACATCGACCATGAAATCTAATTTTGAATATTTGTTTGGCCTGAGCGGTTATGCGCGCAGTGGGAAGGATACCCTCGGTGCCGTTCTCGTGCGCGACCACGGCTTCAAGCGCGTGGCGTTCGCGGATGCTCTGAAGGAAGAAGCTTCGCAGATTCTTGGCGTTACGGTCGAGGAGATCGAGCAGGACAAACATCGCTTCCGCGGCTTCCTTCAGTGGTGGGGGACGGAGTGGCGCCGCGGCCAGGACAAGGAATATTGGTTGAAGCGGTTCCGTGAACGTGCCGCGGCGGCCGGTCCTCGGGTGGTCGTGACCGACGTGCGCTTCGAGAACGAGGCGGACGAGATAGAATCGTTGGGAGGGAAGTTGATCCGTGTGACGCGCGCCGGGATCGAGGCGGCGAACGGGCATGTCAGCGAGACCGCTCTGGACCAGCGGTCCGCCCTCATCGTCCCCAATGATGGAACCCTTTCCGACCTGGCAGAATATGCGGGCATGCTCCTGTGGCCGGAGATCGAGCAAGCGAACTTCTTCCCCTCCCGGCGATGAGCGAATTTCTCCTCTTGCTCGCGGTGTTCGTCGGGGTCTGGGCGGCGTTTGAGCTGCTCGGATGGTTCGACGGTCCTTCCGACGGCGATGATGACGACAGCAATTTCAGCGGAGCCGTGCCGGTATGAGCTACGCCGTCGATTTCGAAAGCTACTTCGATGACGAGGTATCCATCAAGACGATCGGGACACACAACTACTTGCGCCACCCGAAGCAGGACATTTACCTCGCCGCCATCCACGGACCGAAAGGGACTTGGGTGGGCCGCCCGGAGGATTTCCAGTGGGAGGATATTGCCGACGATGAGTGGACGTCGTGGAATGCCTCGTTTGACACCAAGGTTTACACCCGTCTGAAGGAAGTCCATCCGACGCTGGCTTGGCCTGATCCGAAGGCTTGGCACTGTGCTGCTGATCTCGGGGTCTACGTCGGCGCCGGCCGCGCGCTGAAGACCGCGGCCAAACAGTTGCTCAAGGTCGACGTCTCCAAGGCGTATCGCAACGTCATGAAGGGTCGCTACATGAAGGACCTTTCGCAGAAGGAAGTGGATCAGGTCATTGCCGCCGGTATCGCGGACGCGAAGAACTGCCACGACATTTGGGAGAAATACTCGCCGCTGTGGCCGGAGCACGAACGCCAGCTCTCCTTGCTCACACGGCAGATCGCCTGGAACGGCGTTCATGTGGACCGCGAAAGCCTTGAGGAAGCGAAGAAACTTTTGGCCACTTTGCTGTGGTCGGCAGAGCAGAAGATCCCCTGGGCGGGAACGGTGGATGAGAAGGGCAAGGTGGTTCCGATCCTCTCAGCCAAGGTGCTCGCTTCCCAGTGTCGCAAGGAAGGCATCCTTCCTCCGAAGTCCATGAGCAAGGACGATCCGGAGTTCGATGAGTGGCTGGAGAAGTATGACGAGCAGTTTCCTTGGGTGAGGGCATGCAGCGAGTACCGCCGCATTAACACCGTGGCGGAGCGTGTGAACGCCATGCTCGCGCGGACCCAGGAGAATGGGCGGATGGGTTACGGTCTGAAGTATTTCGGTGCCCACACCGGGCGTTGGAGTGGAGACGGCGGGCTCAACATGCAGAATCAGTTGAAAGCCCCGCTCTTCATCACGACCTCGCGAACCGTGGTTCGTGAGCCGGAGCGGATCTCGAAGCTGACGGTTCTTCGTGATGAAGGTAAGTCCCTGCCGGAGGACATCCTGACAGCGATCGATTTGCGGTCGATGGTCGTCGCCCCGCCGGGGAAGAAGTTCTTCATTCCCGATCTTTCGCAGATTGAGCCGCGGTGTTTGTGGTGGCTGACAGGGGACGACGTTTCCATGAAGCTCGCGGCTACGGGAATGTCTCCCTATGAAGTTCATGCCCGCGCTTCGATGGGCTGGACCGGTGGAGATTTGAAGGTTGGTGACAAAAAGAAATACGCTCTGGCCAAGGCGCGCGTCCTTGCTCTCGGGTATGGAGCCGGGTGGGCGAAATTCTTTGCGATGGCCAAAATGTATGGAGTCAGCCCGGAGGTATTTGATGATCCGGTAACTGCGGCAGAGGTGGAGGATTTCGAGAAGTATCTCCAAGCGCTGAAGAATGACTCTGGTTGGTTGACCTACTCCGGTGCGGACGATGTCCACAAGCGGCGCTACTGCAACGCGTGGAAGATCGTGAACGATTTTCGCGATTCGAACCCGCTCATTGCAAAGAAGAAGGATGGTTTGTGGGATCGGCTGGACATCGCGTTTAAGTTCAGCCGCGGAAGGGACTATGAGATCGAACTGCCTTCCAGTCGGGTCATGCGTTACCGGAATGTGAGTAGCATGGGCGGGTGGACCGCTGAGGTCATCGATTCACTCACGGGGCAGTTGAGCCGGAAGAAGTTCTACGGCGGGAAGCTGGCGGAAAACCTGGTTCAAGCCACCGCGCGTGACGTGTTCGCGGACGCCAAGCTTCGGTTGGTCCAGGCCGGGTACTTCCCGGTGCTGTCGGTTCACGACGAGCTGGTCTTCGAGATCGAAGATGGGCAACCCACGCAGCCGATTCTTGATCTGATGACACAGACGCCTACCTGGCTGCCCGGATGCCCGCTCGCGGCCGAGGGCGTCGTCTCTCCCTTCTATTGTAAATGACCACCCCAACCAACGGACGACCCGATGTTTCCCTCGAATCCCTCACTATCCGCGGCAGCGGTCTCTCGTGCACGTGGAATCTTGGCGACGACCCGGAGGACATCCAACTCGCCATCGACTACCTCGGGCGCCAGAAGACCGCGCTCCTGACCACCCCGCAGCTTCCGCTCGAAGAGCTTTCGGCCAATGAATAATAACTCTCTGGTTTACCTCGCCACACCCTACTCGCATCCCGATCCCATGGTCCGGGAGCAACGCTTCCTCGCGGTCAATAAGGTCGCCAGCGACTTGATGCTCGCGGGGACACACGTCTTCTCGCCGATCAGTCACACGCATCCGATCGCCCTCGCCGGTGATCTGCCGAAAGGCTGGGACTTCTGGAAGGACTATGACTTCGCGTTCCTGAAGCACTGCCGTAAGATCGTCGTGTTTATGCTGGACGGCTGGAAGGAGTCCGTCGGCGTCACGGCCGAGATCGAGATCGCAAAGGAGCTTGGGTTGGAGATCGAGTATTTGCCCGCCTGATGTCCACCTCCTTCTTCCACATCAAGAACCACGGAAGCACGGAGACCCACTCCGGCGTCACCCCGTGGGAGTTTGAGCCCCCGACACCTCGCCCCACGTTCGCCAATAAGGACGAGTTCCGCCGCTGGTGTCTCCACTCTGCGACGAACCACTACTTCTATACCACTTACGAGGGGCTAAACCCCGGGCTCCGGGTATCCAAGGGGGACAATCCCCCGTTGCGCATGCACGGGGTGGTTGCGGATTACGACGCGGAAGCGCTCACGGGAGATTGGGAGGGGTTGGTGAATCGTTGGTCGGCTGACTTTCCGCCGGCCTACGGCTCCGCGACGTTCAGCAAGGGCGTTCGGCTGGTCTGGTTGTTTGAGGAGCCCATCCTGGTCTACGAGGAACACGCCCACGCTGCCTTCCTCACCCGGCTGGCGAGGGAACTGAAGCTCCCCAAGCTGTTCGCCGCCTTCGACCGCGAGGCGTTTGACAACCCGACGATTACCTACGAGTGCGGCAACGACTGGCGCCCGCTGAATCCCGAGGCCAAGATCCGAACCTCCACGATCAACGCCTGGCTCTTTGAGGCCGGGAAGAAGGGGAGATGGTCCGGCGGTGTGGATGCCGTTGACGTCCCGCTCGATCGCGTACGGGAGGAAATCGAGAAACAATTCCCCGGCCGGTGGCAGGGTGACTTCTCCGACGGCGCGCGCGGCCCGCGCTTCTGGGACCAGACGGCGGACAACCCGACCGCAGCAGTCGTGCGCGGGCAGGGCATGCAGTGCTTCACCGGCGATCAGCCGTTTGTGTCCTGGCGGGAGATCCTCGGGCCGCGCTTCGTGGCGGAGTTTGCGGAGAAGCGGATCGATGCCGCGATCAACGACGTCTACTACGACGGCCGACACTATTGGCGGAAGGATCTGAAGGGCCAGTGGGTGCCTGGTATGCGGGAGAATCTTGTTCTCCACTTCAAAGTGGCTTGTGGGATGCGCTCGGAGAAGAGTCACCACGAGACCAGCAGCGAGGTTGACCAGGCGCTCTACCACGTGGAGCAGATGAACCGTGTCTCGTTCGCGCTTCCGCTTGTGCACCAGCCGATCGGGGTGGTCGTCCGCGACGGGGCAACCGTGTTGAACACCTCGAATGTTGGCGTCGTTCAGCCGGCGGAGGTCGACCACCGGTTGGATTGGGGCGAGCGGTTTCCCTTCATCGCCAAGCTGCTTGATGGCTTCTTTGCCTCGCCGGAGCAGTCGGAGTTCTTCCTGTCTTGGCTGAAGCGGTTCTACGTTGGGGCATACGGACGGGACATCGAGAAGGGGCAGGCCGCCTGGATCGCCGGAAAGGTGCAGACCGGGAAGACACTTATCGCAGGGAAGTTGGTCGGCACCCTTATGGGCGGGAGCGTTGACGCCTCATCCTATTTGCTCGGGGAAACGACCTTCAACAGCAGCCTGTATTCTTCCGCGGTCTGGACGGTGGATGACTCCAACCCGGGCACGGATGCGCGAGTGCATGCCAAGTTCTCGGCCAATGTGAAGAAGCTGGCGGCCAATCAGAGTTTTGAGTTCCTGGCGAAGTTTCGCGACTCCGCGATGATCCGGTGGATGGGGCGGACAATCATCACGCTCAACGACGATTCGGAAAGCCTCCGCATCTTGCCCGACGCTGACTCGAGCATCCTGGATAAGGTGATGCTGTTTCGCGCAGCCGATCGAAAGTTTCAGTTCCCGCCGAAGGCCGACGAGGTGATTCGTACGGAGTTGCCCGCTTTCGCCCGGTGGCTGATCGACTACGAATACCCGGCGCATTGCCTAGGGGACAATCGCTTCGGCGTGTGTGCCTACCACGACCCCCTCCTTCTGGGTGAGTCGCGGCGCATGGGGCGGTCGGGAGAGTTTCGCGAGCTGCTCGCTGCCTTCCGGAAGGCGTATTTCTCGGTGCACCCGGACGACACATCTTGGGAAGGCACCTCGACGGAGCTGCTTCAGGTCATGTCACTTGATGATGGGTTGGCCGACGTGCTGCGTCAGCAACGAATGAGTGCGACGTCTGTCGGTCGGGAGCTGTCCAAATTACAGTCTCGCGGCTACAGTATCTCGGCAAAGCTTTCAAACGGGCACAAGCTGTGGGCCGTGGGCAAGGAGGACGGTTTCACTACGGAGGTGGCATGACAACGGAGGCAAAGAGGAAACGCAACAGGGGCTATTCGACGCGGGCACGCGAACTGAACCGAAAGTTGGTTCTCGCCTACCTTCTTGCTAATCCATGCCCCTGCGGGGAAACCGACCCGGATCTCCTTGATTTCGATCATGTGCGTGGTGTGAAGCGAAAAGCCATTAGCCGGATGGTGCAGCACGGTTATTCCTGGGTGGCCATTTTTCGAGAGATAAGACTCACCGAAGTAAAATGTGTTCGGTGCCACCGAAAGAAGTCGGTCGCGGAGGCGCGGGAGAGACATGGGCGAGCGACCCCGCGATAATTACCCCTTGAAGAAATAACGGGGTAGGGTTAAAGAGGCACACGGCACGACGGCAGGCAACACGGTTTCGACGGATGGTTCCACCCCTTTTATCACCACACTCCTCTAAGCAGGCATGTTCATAGTCATCGCATTCTCAGCGCGTGACGCCCATCTCGTGGAGAAACAAGCCGCGATGATCGCCCATCTCGGTGGGTGCAAGGGGCACTCGCTCCTCCTGGTCGCGGCGAAGTCAGCGCAGGATCGGTTGCCCAGATTCCTCTCCGCATTGAGCCCCTATTTCGACCGAACGGAATCGACGGTCCTCGATGTTCCGGAGGAGGTGGGTTACCCTCGCGTGAGCAATCACATGTTCCGTCGGTCCCTGTATTTCTTGCAGGGCCTGAGCAACAAGCTCCCGATCTTCTTCATGGAGCCGGACGTCACGCCGGTTCGGACGGGCTGGGCTGGCGCCCTTGAGACCGCGTTCAATCTTTCAGGCAAGCGGTTCCTCGGTGTGCTTCAGGCGGTTACGTTTCGGGAGAACGGCGTCTACTACAAGAAGGACCGGCACATGGTTGGCGCGGCGGTTTATCCGCACGACTTCGCTTTTCGCTCGAAGCTCCTTTCCTTCGCCGATCAGGAACCTTGGGACACTTACTGCCGCTACGAGATTCTCCCCGATGCGGCGCACACCGATCTCATCCAGCACAACTGGAACAGCCGGAACTACCGACGCGAGGGAGGGGTAATCACGTGCGACCCGGCGCATGAGCGCGGCATCGCCTCGCCACTCCGGCCCGAGGCCGTCGTGGTGCACGGGTGCAAGGACGGCTCGCTCGCTGACGTGTTTTTAAAACCGGCGCCGCAGCTTACGGCCGCGATGATGGACGCGACGTATCAGACACTTTCAAGTAAGCAGGCGGTTCTGGCGACCACGGGTCGTAAGCGCGGCGTGGCGATGAAGGCGAGTCCCAGGAAACAACGGAGGAAGGCGGCATGAGAAAAGTGAAGGCGGAGCAGAAACCATTTCCTCCGGCGAAGGCGATCGTCGAACAAACATGCAAGGAGGGTGCTTCTGGTTTAGTCGCGATGTCCCCTAATGGTACGCCTCCGCAATCACGCGTCAAGGACGCGAAGGCCGCCCACGACATCTACAAAAAGTTTTTCGACGCCGATCGCACCTCGGCTTGGCAGCGCAAGTTGATCCAGGAAATGTACGACGGCGCCCCGCCTTACGACCAGGATCAGTTGAAGAGTCTCGGGCAGGGACACCGGTTCAATATCAACCTCGGCGGAGCCGCGGCTAAGAAGGAAGCCGCACTCGCCGCCTACAACGACATCGCGGATAGCGTAGAGACCATGATCCGCGTGTCCATGCGGGAGGACATCGATCCGACCGAGCGCACGGAGAAACAGCAGATTATCGCGGAGGAGTACCACCGTTTGCACAAGGACGCTTGGGGCGAGTTCGATTTCTCCGTCCAGCAACTGGCGGAGATCTTCATCGCGCATGGGGTGTCCTTTGCCTACCGCGAGGACCCTGTGGATTGGCGCTGGAAGGTCACTGGTCTCGGTGACTTCCTCATCCCGCGCCGGACGCGCGCGACGGAGAATGACATCAAGGTCGCTTTTGCCACCCGCGACTATGGCGTGGACGATCTTTATGCGTGGGTGAAAGATCCGGTTACCTCGAGGAATCTTGGGTGGGAGCGGGACGAGGTGATCAAGGCCATTGTCCGTGCGTGCTACGGAGACAAGGGGTTGGCGACGCTCGATCGAAGCTGGGAGCGGTTCGAAGAGGAGGTCAAGAACAACGACCTCGGGATCAGTGAGGCCCACGCCGAAACTGTGAAGGTGAACCACATGTGGGTTCGTGAATACGACGGCACCGTCCAGCATTGTATCACCGACGCCAATGGCTTGTCCGACAAGTTCTTCTACGTGTGTCCGGAGAAGTACGAGTCGATGCAGCGGTGGGTGCATGGGTTTACGTTCGGGATCGGCAACGGCTTCTACCACGGCATCCGCGGGCAGGGTTACAAGATCTACCCTCAGGAGCAGGCCAGCAATCGCCTTTACTGCGGCATCCTCGACTCCACGTTCCTCAGTCTTTCCATGCTCGTCCAGCCGGCGGACATGGACGACCTGGTGACGATGAGCTTGGTCAACTTCGGCGCTGTTACTGCACTGCCGCCGGAGATGCAGATCGTCGAGCAGAAGTTCCAGAGCAAGACGCAGGAAGCGCTGGCGGTCGCGCAGAATCTTTCGATCCAGATCCAGGACAACACCGGCCAGTATCAGTCGACACCGGTGGACAGCGCCGTTCTCGGTCGCGACCGTGTGACGAAAGCGGAGGTGCTTGGGCGGGCGGAAACGCGCGGCTCGCTGTCTGCCTCGTCGATGAACCTCTTTTACCAGCCGTGGCAGCGACTGCATCGCGAGTCGTTCCGCCGCTTGCAAAACAAGGATTATCGGGACGATCAACCCGGCGGCAAGGAGCGCGCGGAATTCCTGCGCCGTTGTCGCGAACGTGGGGTGACCCTTGCGGACATTCAGGCGGTGCAGGATGTGGAGATCGTTCGTTCTGTCGGAGCGGGGAGTCCGTCCCTCCGCAGGATGATGCTCGACGATCTTCTTCAATTCCTCGGTGCCCTCGACGAAGTGGGACGGAACAACCTTCTGCGCGACAAGATCGCCCAGAACGTGGGCTACTCACAGGTCGATCGATACTTGCCACGCATTCAGCAGAAGCGTCCGGTTATCGACGAGCGCCTGGCCGAACTCGAGAACGCTGACTTGCGGATGGGTGTGCAGATCAAGATTTCGATCAGTGATGTCCACGCGGTGCACGCAGGCATCCACTTGCTTGGTATGCAGGAAACGCTTCAGGAACTCCAGGCGCAGCAGGTTGATCCTCCTCGCGCGCTCCAGCATTTCCAGGTGGCCATACCGCATACCGAGGAGCATCTCGCCGCTTTTGCCGAGGACCAGACCCGCGCCGATGTCCATGCCTCCATGGCGGACCTGCTCAACCAATTTGCAAATCTGGCCAAGCAACTGGCCAACAACATTCGCGAGGTGCAGATCGCGCAGGAGAAGGCTAAGCGGGACGTTGAAGTCGAGCAGGCGCAGAACGGCGGTCAGCCCGGGCAGGAGATGACCCCGGAGACCCAAGCGCGGGTGCAAAGCATCTTGGCGATCAGCCAGGCCAAGATTCAGGCGATGCAGGCGGAGAACGCCGTCATGTTGCAGGGCGTTGCGCAAGCGGCCCAGCAGAAGCTCGCGATCGATGACCTTGCCAACGCCCGGAAGATCGCCAACGCGGCCAGGGAGAAGCAGGCCGGGGTGGTGGCGAAGGCGGCCTAGTAGTTTTATGTCCAACACCAGTTCTATCCACCCCGATCTCGACGATTGGAACGCCGACCCATCAAACGCCCTGGAGTGGGCGAAGATTTGGTCGCAGCCCGTCATGCAGTTTGGACTTCGCGTGCTCATCAACAACGGGCTGCCGTTGCCGCGGATAGTTCCGGGGGTCGATCTTATCCAACTCCACGCACTCCGCGCCGCTACGGAGTCAGGATACTACGACTTCGCTCGAAGCATTGAGAGGTTGAAGTCCCCGCCGCTTCCGAAACCAGAAATGAAATCCGGCAAGGGATGGGCCGAGGCGGATCTCTTGAACCCACCGCCGGAAATCACCACGCCCCCCGCCGACGTCCAATAACGACATTCTTCAACACCAACCAACGACAACGATATGGCAGACGAACCAGCACCCAATACCCCAGCAACTCCGACCACTCCCACCTCCTTCGCGGACTTCATTGACCAGAAGCTGAGTGGAGTCGAACTTTCCGACGCTCCGGCGGCCGACGACAAGAAGGAAGCCGCGCCGGAAGGCAAGAAGGAGGGAGACGCCCCCCTCGACGATAAAACTCCCGTCGTCCCACCTGCGAGTGCAGTGGTCCCCGAGGACAAGAAGGAGCCTGATCCCGACGCCGACGAAGCGGCGGAGGACCAGCGGCTCGACGACCTTTTCAAGACCAAGGCCGGCGATGCCTTTCGTGAACTGAAGACGGAGCTGAAGAGCACCCGCAAACAGTTTGCCGAGGAACGCACGAGGCTCACCGCGGAGCTGGAGGCGGCCAAGAAGGCCGGTGCCGCGGTTGAGGAAGTGGAGCGGTTGCGTGCGGAGTTGGCTGACCACAAGAAGGTAGCCGCAGAGTACGAGGCTGAGCTTGCCCTGACGCGTGTGGAGGCGACCCGCGTTTACAAGGAACAGGTCGCGAAGCCGCTGGCTGCGGTGAAGAGCACCCTCGCGGAGATCGCAAAGGTCGCCAACATCAAGGTTGCCGATATTCAGTCGGCGCTCGATGAGGCGGACCCGGCGGAGCAGGAGAAGCTTCTCGGCGAGATCGGCGCCAACCTCACGGAGCGCCAACGCTTCACGCTCTACAACCTCGTTCCTCAATACCGGGGATTGATTGAGCAGGAGAAGTTCGTTCGCGAGAACGCCCGGGAAGCTCTTGCCATCATCGAGCAGCGCAGCCAGCAGGAGACTACGGCGGCCAAGGAAGCTGAAACGGCGGAATATTTGAAGGCGCTCGATACTTCATGGGGGCAGATCCAGGAGAAGGTTCCCTTCCTTCGCAAGATCGACGGGCAGGCGGAATGGAATGCGACACTCGACAAGCTTCAAACGACGGGCAAGGCGATCGACGTCAGTGTGCTCCCCGCGCCCGATCGTGCGCAGCTCATCTACCAAGCGCAGGCGTTCCCTCTCGCGGTGAATGCGGTCAACCACTACGCGAATGAGGTAGTGCGGTTGCAGAAGCTCGTGGAGAAATACGAGAAGGGGAAGCCGGGCGGTGGCACGGGCGATCCGGTTGTGCCGGATACGAAGAAGCCGGTGACGGCGGGCGGCTTCTTGGAAGCGGTCGGAGCGAAGTAGCCGTGAAGGACAAGTTGGCAGGAGTGGTCCTCACCGATGACGAGGCGGAACGGTATTGGTCGAAAGTGAACAAGGATGGACCGGTAGTACGACCGGAGCTTGGTCCTTGCTGGTTGTGGACGGCATACACCGATGGAGATGGGTACGGTACGTTCCGATACAGTCGAGAGATGGTTCGAACACACCGACTTTCGTACGAGGTGCATTTCCACGATCTTCGGGCCGACCTGAAGGTATGTCACACTTGTGACAATCCTCGTTGCGTGAATCCCAGGCACCTTTTCCAAGGCACGGATGCGGAAAATATTGCAGACATGGTTTCTAAGGGAAGAGCACTTCGCCCGACAGGAAGCCGACACTTCAACGCGAAGCTCAACGAAGACAAGGTTCGCCAGATGAGACACCTTTATTCGTTGGGTGCGAAGCCGCCGGAACTGGCGGCTCTCTTTGGAGTAGGCCGCGGTGTTACCTGGGGAGTGTGCGCGGGCCGGACGTGGAAGCATTGCCTTGAAAATTCCGCAAAATAATTTTTGACGAAGCCCCCTATAGGGGTTACCTGAGAACATCCTTAAAAAATGGTGTCGTCGAGGATGGGCGACAACGGCAGTGGCGTCCGACATCGTCTCTCAAGGTAGGTAATTTCAGGAGCTAAAAGGTAAGGCCAGATCTCGGCTCAGGATCTGGGAAGCAAAACAACGCAGGAACGCGACAGCGCGACGCACGGTGCGTCTTCGCCGGGTCCGTTCCCCACCCAAATCTTGCCCTCAAAGGAGGGGGCTCCCCATGGCATACGATGTCGAGCAGTTGCTCATTACGGAGTCCGGCCGAATCGGCGCGGACATTTATCAAAAAACTGTAAACACTTCCCCCTGGTTGAAGTTGGTCAAGCAGGACGCTTGGCCGGATGAACTCGGGAAGACTTTGACCGTCCTCACCTTCGAGCGGTCTCTCCCGCTTAACGTCGACGGCAGCTACAAGCCGCAGACCTGGACGGCCCTCGGTGAGAATACCGGCGGCGACGATGGTAACGGAAACTGTAACCCGTCCGCCAACCGACTTGAGTGGGGCCAAGGGACCCGGACGTACTCGATCGATCAGTCAGCTCTCGAGTCGCCCGACTTGTGCGTCAACGATCTTCGTCACCCGGTTCACCGGAAAGAGCAGCTCTCGGCGATCATGAAGATCCTGACCGCCAACACGTCCTACGTGTGGGTGGAGCGCTTCCGCGACGAGTACGTGCGTCTCGCCGAGCACAAGGTTGTGCTGGCGCCCAATGGTGCTGGTGAGTGTCCGGAGGATGACGAGGCATTCCCTCTCACACTTCCCACCACGAAGCTCACCCCCGCCTTCCTCAAGCGCTTCTACCAGAAGCTCGTTCGCGAAGGCGCCGGTGACACCGCGGTGGATCGTGAGAACGGCCGCCCGTTGTTCATCGCCATCATGTCGAGCGAGCAGAGCGAGCATCTGCTTACCGTCGACCCCGACTTCCGTCAGGACATCCGGTGGTCCACCAAGGCCAATGATCTTCTGGCGCCACTCGGTGTGGAGCGATCCTACAAAGGGTTCTTCCATCTCATCGACGACTTCGCTCCGCGCTACGACTTCGTGTCCGGCGCCTGGGTCCGCCGGTATCCGTACTACGGTTTGCCGGCTACGGCTCGCGGCAAGCGGTTGGAGATCAACCCCGACTACGAGAATGCGGCCTATGAAGATGTCATCATCTTCCATCCGAACGTGTTTGAGAACCTGGTGCCGAAGCCCATCACCAGCCCTGGCGGTGGTACTTCGTTCGACCCGGTGAATTACCGTGGCGACTTCAAGTGGCTCAACATCCAGGACCGCGACAACAACCCGGACAAGACCATTGGTTTCTTCCGCGGCGTGTTCCAGAGCGCGAGCAAGCCGATCTCGCCCGAGTACGGCTATGTCCTGCGCGTCCTGCGTTGCGGTGGCATTCCGTTCGATCGTCAGACCTGCTCCGAGTAATCGCGCAGGGTAACCCTTAACGAAAACCCGAGGGGCGGGTCGGTCTGATTCCGCCCGCCCCTCATTTCTTTGTCACCTTTATGTCAGCTCTCGCAAATCTTGCTTCACGCGGCGTGGCGACGCTCCTCGCCATGCTTTACAAAAGCCTCGTCGCCGGGAACGGGTCGACCCTCGAAACCGGGACCGCCACAAACACGGGTGACTACAAGGCCATCGTCGTTTTGGAAGAGACCGTCTTTGACGCGGCCACGACCGGGGACATGGTTGGACTCGGGGGAGCGACACTCCCGGCCGGCGCGATGCTGCTCGGCCATTGGTCCGTGGTCAAACTGACGAGTGGGTCGGTGATCATTTACAACCGCTAAGGCGAGGGTCCTGATGCACACAATCATTGTCATGCCGGAGGCGCACGTCGTAGCCGCGAACGCTGTGGCCGCGGCAATGCAGTTTGCAACCGATGGAACGAGCGGTGGTGACAACTTCTCAGTGCCGCTCTACGCCATCGACGCCGAAACCGATGCCGTGATTGTCGCGCGCTGGTGTGGCGTTGCGCTTAATGCTGAGAATCGCGCAGCGGCTCCTGGCTTGCTTGAGCAGTTCCCTGGATCGTCTCTGCACGACTACGATCAAGTAGCAAACCCTGGGTTCCCGACCGCCCTTCTCCAAAGCCTCGGTCTTCGTCGAGCTACGACCATCATTGATTAAATGTCTGCCCCTCGCACAAATCTCCTAGTTGAGGTTGTCGGACAAAATATTGCCGGATCAGATGGCGATGTTATCGCGTCATTCGTTGAGACAAGCGACAATGGATTTACTTGTTCACAAGGAACTAGCGGCAAGAGGCCAACTCTAAAGGAAGGCGGGGTAAAAGATCGAAAATATATAAAATTCGATGGCATTGACGATGCCATGCTCGTAGCAGGAATTGCTCAGTCCTCAGTACGAGTTATAGCGGCAGTGGTTTCTTACGCTTCTGGCGGCGGGCTTTGTGACGTTGGTGGATTCCATCGGTTTGTGAATGTGGGTGGGATAGTATCTGCATATGCAGGGACTACACTTAATGGCCCGGCTACTCCAGTTGATGGTTCGCCGTTTATTGTCATTGTGCAGTTTCTTGGTGCTTCTGGAAAAATCTCTGTAGATGATGACGAAGTTGTGGGCGACATCGGGAGCCACAATGATGGGTCACCAGACAACTTAATTTTTGGATCAGGAAACGGAGGCGCGTCAAACTTTGGGGATTTGGCGGTCTATGAGTTTCTTGTTTACAGCGACGTTCCGGACATCGAAGCGGTCAAAACCTATTTACAAAATACCTATTTCTCGATGCCCGCTCCAACCTGCACCAACGCTACAATCAGCAGTGACGGTGTAACGCTGTCGCTGACATTCGACCAAGCTGTCACGGGTGTTCACGCCGCCGACTACCACCTCACCGGGCGCACGCTCTCCGCCGCGTCGGGAAGCGGCACGGATTGGACAATGACGATCGCGCCAGCCGTCTACGTCGACGACGTTCGGACGCTCAGCTACGACGGGGACGGCACCGTCAATGACGAAGACACCGCTCTCGCGGCATTCAGCGGCATGGCCGTGACGAACAACTCCGAGGAAGAGCCTCCCGCCCCTTCCGGCAACGCGGGCTTCTTCGGCGGGTTGGCCCTGGGGCTCGGGTTGGGCTTGTGCTTCGGCGCGGTCGTTCCAGGCGGTGAGGCTGAGCCGACCGCGCCAGTCAATACCGAAGCGCCAGTTGTTTCTGGACCAAACACGCCGCCGCTTGTCGGAGACGTGCTCGAGTGCACCGCTGGCACCTGGACCGGAGATCCCACGGCATACTCTTACCAATGGTTCAAAGGGAACGAACCTCCGGTTGAGATTGATGGAGCGACGAGCAGCACGCTCGACACGACTTCCTTGCTTGGTGAATACATATCATGCCGTGTGATAGCAACAAATGCTGTCGAAGATTCTGAGCCGGTGTTCTCAAATATGACGGCGCCCGTTACTGTTGGCCCCCCGATCAATATCGACGCTCCAATCGTGTCTCCAACCGAGGGGTCCGTTCCCTCATCAACAGTGTTTAGCTGTGGTGGTGGCAACTGGACGTTTGAGCCCGTAACTTACGAGTTTCAATGGTATAATACGACCGGGATATTGCCTGGCCGTAATACGTTTCAACTTGAAGCTGTGAGCGTCGGTTCAGGTAGTTATTACTGCGTCGTCACTGCCACCAATGACGCCGGCAGCGGGGAGGCACAAAGCAATACGATCACGATCACCGAATAATTTATGACTGAATCCCAACAAAACATCATCAACCTCATCACCACCGAGTTTCAGGCCGTCCCGCCGCCTTGCGACCAAGGTGCGATCGAGGCGCTTCAACAGCAACTCGAGTCCGAACGGGCGCAGGCGAACCTGAACGCTCAATATGCGTCGGAGCAACTTGCTTTGGCTGGTGCTGAAACGGCAGCGATGCGCCAGGCTTACGATGGGAAGGTGGCAGAATTGGAAGCCCTTCAGGGTCGCTATAATGACCTCGTTCGAAGGATTCAGGACGCGCTGCAATCGTAATTCATGACAGCCTCCGAGCAATTCACCCTTCTCGATAAGGCCGCGAAGAAGTCTGACCGCTGGTGGTTTCTCGCGCTCTTGATGATCGGTATGTTCGCGGTCGGGTTTCTCTACACAGACATGCGAAATGAGAGGCAGGAGCAGAACCTCAAGATTGAGGCCATGCACCACCAGATTCAGGAGAAACTTTCCGGATCGTTGATTGAGACGACCCGCGCCCTCGACCGCAACTCCGCGGCTTTTGAAGCAAACACGGCGCTCATGCGACGCCTGGATGATCGCATGCTCGTAAAACCATGAAACATCGTCTCCCAACAATCCTTGGCATCGCTGCGTCCTTTCTGTTCGTGAGCTGCGCCGGTACGACCTTCTACGACCCGAAGACCGGGAAACCAGTGGCCCGGTTTCAAGGCGACATGTCTGATTCGCATTATGCCGGGAACGGTGTAAAATGGGATGCTGCCAAGGTATCACATAGCGCGGCCACGAAGGCCGGCGGGGATGTGGTGGCGAAGGTGGGCACGGCAGTGGTTGGCATTGCCGGCGCCGCGGCGGGGCTTTGAAGCGGTAGAGAGACAACAAACAACGGAGGAGGGTCGGGCGATGGAAGTAAACTTTAAGGCGGCGAAAGGTAAGGTGTTGAATCGGGGTGTTGCTCCGGATTCGTTTTTGGAAGAAGTCATCGCGTGGGCAAAAACTGCGCCCGACGAAGTCTTCGCTCCCAACCCGAGCAAGATCGACATTTACGCGTCCATTAAGGCAGCCCTCGGACCGTGGGAGAATTTGCAACACCGCAAGGCAGCCATGATCGAGGTGATGCGCGTGCACGCGGGTTTCGAATCTTCTTGGAAATGGAGCACCGGCGTCGACACGACCAACAAGACCAGCATGCGGAATATCGAGGGTCAGGAGACTGGAATCTTCCAAGTCAGTTTTGATTCAACCTACCTGGGCGGTGGCGCGATGAAGCCTTACGTGAAGGAACACGGGATTGATACCCCACAGACGTTCATCCCAGCGATGAAGAAGGATCACAGACTCGCCATTGACTATTATGCCAGGCTGATTCGGGTGAGTACCAAGTGGGCCGGGCCGATCCTTCGACACGAAATCGACAAGTGGCTCTCCCGTGACGCAGTGAGGGAGTTCGAAGTCGCGCTGGCAGCGTAATCCGTCATGGAGCAGCGCCCACCCCCAGTCTTGGAGAAGGCGATTCGCGAGTATCCGGATTCGGATCTCGTCGACTTCAACGTGGTCATGTATTTCGACACGGCGAAGCCGGCAAATCGGGAACCTCCTGAGACGTTATCGGCATGCCCTGATCCTGCGTACGCGGACCACATCCTCACGGAGATCACCGCTTTTGACCAGGCAGGGAAGTATCAGCGGCGGGTGTATGAGAAGCTCCCCGCGACCCCTGTCGTTTCGTCCAAATACGATTCGGTCAGTGGGACGTTCGTGAACCAGACGAAAACACGAAAATTGGTGAGCGAGATCACTGAGGGCGTGGAGAATGGGACCGACAATATTTGCGTCACGGAAATCGAGGGAAGCAACGGCCTGATCGCAAACGAGGTTGTTACCTGCTATCCGTTGCCCGAGTACGACAGCGAGGAGAACGCCAAGCTGTCTGAGACCAGCTTGCCGTTCAAGTTCGACGCCACGCTCGATGTCTACCCATGGTCCATTACCGCGGGCGGCTTTGGCTACGTCGCCCCATTCGTTCGTCGAATCCCGCATTTGAAAAAGGAGTGGTGGGTGTACGCGGAAGAGAAACCCGCGCTGAGTTTGAACGGAATCGTCGAACCCGGCGTTATCTACCGGCTGAATGGGCGCGAGGTGGGCGAGGTGATCTACGACGCGTTTGACGCGTTTGATTCTTCCATTTCCGAGACGGTCGAATACCCGGGATCGGACCCTGACTTCACGACCTATATGGCGTCGTGGGTTGGGGGCGCCATGCGGTCGATTCTCGGTTCTGTTGAGCAGGATGGCAGCAAGTTCCGGTGGAAGATTGAGAAGGTCTTCATCCAGTTCCGGACGCCGATTCTCCCGCCGGTGCCTGATCTTCCTCCGCCATGATATTCGTTCCTAAAAACCACGTGCGGTTCGCCTACGTCGGGGGCCCCTTGCAGAATGTGCGACCGTTTAACCTCACGACGCCGGCGTACAATGTCGGGAAGCCGGCGGAGGTGCATGGTTGCACGCGGCGGGACGCCCGCGCGCAGGGGCTGTATCGATACGAGCGCGATGGGCAGGGAGTGGTAACGGCAGTCCATGTCCCGAGTGAACACGACATCTATTTCCCAGAGGAGGGGGAGTCGAACAATGGCGAAGGCTAACATTACGGAGGATGATGCTGGGCGGAGACGGGTGGACCGCTCGCCCCGGATGCCCGTGCCCTCGCAGATCGATCAGCTCATTGCCCGGGTGGCCGACTTGGAGCGGCGGCTGCAAGTGGTGGAATCGAAGTCCGGCAAGCATACGATCCAGGGAGGAAAGGGGATCGATGTATCGGGAAGTGGGGATGAGATCACGATCAGTGTCCGGGACCCACAGGTAAGCACGGTGGTCGACTGCGACGCCTCTCCGCCAACGGTGACGACGACAGTTGCGTTCTCATAATGGACTTTCTGGGCTGGGTCTTTCTCCTCATCGGCGCGTCGGTGACCGTGGAGTTCTGCGCAGCATGCTGCGGCGGAGCGTGTCCGGAGGAAGACGTGGACATCGTCATCGCCGGTACCGACCCGTGCGCGCTGAACTGCCACCCGACGACATCCATCGATCGGTGGCTGACGGCAACGGTTAACCTCACCGGCGGGCGCACGTTGACCTACACAGACCTCGGACCATTCCAGCCGTCGCTTTACACCGAGTTGTATCCAATCGAAGGAGCGGAGTTTTACGGCACCGAGGACTGCGACGCCGAGGACGAAGACCCCATCGAAACCGGCGCTTTCCTGTCCATCACTTTGGTTTGCCACCTCGAGCCCAACGGGTTCGGGAAACGGCTGGGGGTGGATATTCGCATCCAGGCCGGCACAAGCGGCGGCGCAACGGTGATCCTGGCCGATCTTGATTCCAACGATGCCGACTGGTTTGGCTTCGATGAGGAGGTGGAGATTACCACCCCTTGCGGCACGTTCACCCTCACTGTTCCGTCACCGGCATGAGCCCTGCGGTGATCAACGGCCAATGCCGGTTTCGCGGCAGGCAGAGCGTTTGCCAGCAGTGCCGCTCGGACGTCGCATTCCGCGCCTCGATCATGGCGCCGGACGATTGCCCGCACAGTTGGCGGCTGGGCGATCTCGTTGCCTCAATCGCCACGCCGATCGCCCGCGCGCTGAAGCTGCCGTGCATTGACCCGGCAACTAACGATTTGCGACCGGAGAGTGGGTGCGCGAAGCGAAAAGCGTGGATGAACGGGGACAAACCCCGCGAAAACACCCCTTGAAAAGATAGCGGGATACCCCGATAAGTAACGCCACCCCATGTCCAAACTTCTTCTCGGCCCTACTCGCGAAAAGCTGAGCCCGTATGTGGCCCCAGCCGACGCCGATGATTCGGTGGTGAACGGTCGCTTGAACGAAGTCGGAGAGCGATTCATCAACGGGGGAAAGTGGAAGGGCACGATGGTCGATGTTGCGGTCAGCGTGTTTGATGGGCAGATCACACTGCCTCGCTCGCTCGAGACCGTGCTCGGCGTTACCTTCAACGGCGTACCAAAGCGCGTCCGCCCCTCCTGGTTCCACATTCTCGGGAATGGCACGGGACGGCTCGCCGCGGGGAAAGCAAATGCCGGTCCGGTTGATGTCGCGGGGAGTTTTGTCACGTTTCGCGATCCGACGGCGCCATTCTATTTGCGCGCGGAGACGGATGCGGCCATTGAGGCCGACAACGCAGCCCTGACTATTGAGGGTTTGGACGAGGACGGCGAGGTAGTTTATACCGTCGATGGAGAAGCCGCGACCCGAGGGCTTTCGTTGGAGATTGACGCCCCCACCTACACCGACCAGCCGCTCAGCGCCATCCGAGCCGTCATCAAACCCGTCACGAAGTTGCCGGTCAAACTTTATGCCGTCGATACGACCACGAGTGCGGAGACGCTGATCGCGATCTACGAACCCGGGGAGACGCTCCCAGCCTATCGTCGGTATCTTGTCAGCGAGCGAACGGAAAACGAACCTGTGTTGGTGTTCGCCAAGCGAGCCCACGTTCCGGCCGTGGTGGATAACGACGAGCTGATTCCACCAAACTTCGGCGCTTTCAAGCTCGGCATTCTTGCCCTGAACTACGAGGACACCAACGACCTCTCCCTCGCACGACAGTATTGGGCCGAGGCGTACCAACTTTTGAACAGCGAAGCGAAGGAACACTTCGGCCCGAACGCGGGAGGCTTGCAGATTCAGGGGGCCGGTTTCGGCGCACACGGAATTGCGGCCCTTCGGTAGGGGAGATCGAAACGGAAGGAGACAACAGGAATATGGCGGACGAACCACTACAGCAGCAAAAGAAGGACCCGATCCAGGACATGGTTGCGGCGTATCTCGCAAACGCAGCGAAGACCCAGGCGCAGAGCACTGCGCTGAAGGACCCTCTCGGCGCGGTGGCCCGGTCGAACAGTCGCCTATCTGGTTTGACTCCGGCGGACCAATGGGCGGAACTTTTCAAACCTCGGCTCGCTTCCGCTGTTGCGCCCCTTGCGACTTCGGCTGCCGGCGCCACCTCACAGACGGCGAAGAACGACATCCCTTCTGGCGCATCCCCAGCCGCATCTCCAGTCGTCGCCCCCGCAAAAAAGCCAAACATCTTTCTGGACTCCGTTGGCGCAGCAATGCGGACGAGGTCGGTTACCGGTTTGCCGCGGGGTGATTTTGCCAATTCCAATTTCGTGCCTGGACAAAACAACCCTGTGCCGGCTTCTCCGCTCAAGCCATGGAATACTTCAGCAGCCAATCCCTTGCTCACGGGGGATTCGTCTCTTTTCAAGCTCCCTGATTCGGTGGTGGAGATGGCCCCCGAGGATAGGACGAAAATTGCACAGATGCCGCTGACTCCAATCAGCGGAACACCAGCAACACCAACGCCCGTTATGCCTTCGGCTCCTGTTCCGCCGGTGACCGCGGCCGCGACACCCACCGCGCCGATCCAACCGCTTTCTCCCGCAAGTAAGCCGATGGCCGCCAAACCAAAGGGACCGCGTTACACTGCGCCTTACGGTTTTGCGGCCAAGGACCAATGGGAGATGTTGGACAACGCCGGCAAGATGTTCAAAGACCTCTTCGTGGGAGAGGACGGCACCTTCGGATTGAAAGGCGTGCGCGGCGTATCTCTGGTGAACCCGTAACCGACCATGGCACGATTTAACTTCGGCCCAACCGGGGCCAATTCTTTCCAGCCTTCCTACCACGATCAGAAGCGCGACTATGAGGCCGCGCAGGACTCGCGGGATTTGCAGCAGGATCTTCAGCAGATCCTTTTCCCCGTCCAAGCGGCCCAAGGCGTTTTCCAATTGGTGAGTTTGCAGCAGCGGGCGAACAGCGAAGCCCTTGCCTTGGAGCAGGCCACCAAGGCGGCAGTTGAAACCGACGAAGCAGATCAAGCCTACGCCGATCAGATCGCCAAGCTTGAGGCATCTGGTGGAAAGGACCGCTCTCTTCCACAGGGTACGAGTGCCGCTGGGGCGAAGGCGCGCATGGCCGCGATCCTTGGTTATGAGAAGACTCACGCGGAGGATCAGCTCTTCCAACGCGATCAGATCCTCGAAACCCAGAGGATCAAGGAAGACGCGGAGGCAATTCACAGCCTCGGCGACATCACGAGCGAAGAGTGGAACCAGCTCCCCGAACCGCAGAAGGCACAGGCGCGATTCGATCTTCAGTTCAACAAGATCCGAGGACTCGGATATACGGATGCGGACATTCAAAATCTTGACATCGGAGGCGGGGTAAAGGTCGCCACCCTTCTGGCCGATCCAAATAGTTTCACACCCCGCGGTACGCTGAAGCCGAAGGTCTTCGGAGACATCACGTCCGCTCTCAAGGTTGCGTCGGACAGTCGGAAGCTGGAGCAGGCTGGGAAGCTCGCCGCCGCCACAACCCTCGCCCGTGAAGAGATGACGCCCCAAGACAAGGAGCGCGCCGAAGCCAAAGCCAAGGCGGACGCACTGGATGCGGACAAAAAAGATTACGATCAGTATATTGAATCACTCAGCCCCCTTGAAAAAACGCGCTCCTCGGACGAGAAGTTGCGTGGCTTCAGAGAATGGCAGGTCAAGCGGAACGGCGGAACGGCATTGGTGCCCTCGCAGAAATCTTCCCCGGCGGATAGCAGCACGTCAAAGGTCCACACAGTTACATCAAAAGAGGACTACGACAAACTGCCCGCCGGGGCGCGCTTCTCCTGGAACGGTAGGGAAGCCACCAAGAAGTAAAAATCACACAGAGGAGGAGACGGCATCATGGCATGGACACCCCCGGAGCTTTCGGTTGCGGTCGAAGAGGAACATCCCACGGCGGAAGCAGACCCTTCCGGCTGGGCACCGCCTGAGTTTACCGAGGAGGCGTGGGCTCCACCGGAGATCGCGGCGGCGGAACCGCCCGCCCCCACCAGCAATCCTGTTGTTGATTTTCTAAAGCGATTGCCTGCCTCGGTCGCATCCGCCACCGCTCAGATCTTTGAGGGCGGCGCATATCTTCAGGGCGAGATCGTCAAGCGTTCCAACCCATACGTTCTCGCGGCTGTGGCACCACAGGTCGGGCTGCCAAACTTGGTGGTCGAGAAATTGTTCGGCAAGAAGCGCGGGACGTGGGAAGACACCGTTCGAAATTTTGCTCGGGACGTGAGCGACATTAGCCCCGAGGTCTACGGTGTTGACCCTGCCCGAGACAGCACGATCCCCTCACAGATCGCGGGCGGTATCGGTAGCGTCGTCCCGGCGATCGCTTCGGGACCAGCCGCCCCGTTCACCATCGCCGCGATGATGGGCGCTCAAGGTGTCGAGGACGCGGAGAAGCACGGCGCGACGGAAGAGCAGCAACAACTTGCCTTCCTCGGCAACGCCGCGGTCGGCGCGATCAGCGAAGCTTTGCTCGGCGTGCCGGCTTTGTTGAGAAGTGCGAAGGCGGCCAAGATCCCGGAAGCCGCACTTGGCGCGTTCACGCGGAGCGCCGCCGGCCAAGCGGTAAAGGGTTTTCTTCGCGAGGGTTCGCAGGAAGGCATCGAGCAGGTTCTCGGAAACTTTGTGGCCAGCACCGTGGCGGGGTACGACCCGAACCGCGGGACATTTGATGGCTTCTGGCAAGCGGTGTTGCTCGGCGGTCTTGTCGGAGCACCGGTCGGAGCCGTCGTGCAGACTGCCCAGAACTACGACAACCAGGAGGTTCCGAAGCAGATCACTGCGTCCGCCTCCACCGAGGCTCTTCGTTCCACGCTCAGCGACACCGACGCCTTGAAGGAGTTGCCCTACGCCCAAGGGTTCATTGAGACCGAATTGGCGGAGCGGGAGAAGCTGGTTCCCCGGTTCCAAACCGCTACAATCGCGGAGCTGGAGGGAATGGTTACCGATCCAGCGTTGCTCGGACTCGGCCCGAGAGAAGTGACGATGGCCAGCGAGGAGATTGCCTCCCGCGCCACCACGCTCGCCCCTACTTTGGAAGCGGCCCAGGGAGCTGCGGCGGCGAATGCTCCCCTAAGTGCCCAAGCGGCGGTTGAAGCCGCGCTGGCCGATCTTGACGGGGTGCCTCCCATCCCCGCCGCCCCGGAACCCCTGATCCCCGGAACCCCTGACCCCAGTGCGCCCGTCGAGGAAGCACCGACCACCGCCGTCGAGGAAGCGACCCCTGCTGCTCCTGTTGCTCCTGTTGCTCCTGTTGCTCCTGTTGCTCCTGTTGCTCCTCCTTTCGTTCCTCCGGAGATCGCGGCGGGGGAGGAACAGGGAGTCCAGGGATCAGGGGACCAGGGGACCACCGTCGCTCCCGCGCCGGAGGAGCAGACCGCCGACGAGGCCCGCGCCGCTTTCCAGAACGGCCAGGCCGCAAACGCCAGCACGGTCTTGGACTACGAGATCGAGGTGCCGGAGAATTATACCCTCGTGGGCGACAGCTACGTGCCGAAGGGCATGGCGGTCGAGGCCACCCCGGCGGCGGAAGAGGTGGTGTCGCCGAAGCCTACCCGCCCGCGCCTGGTCGATATGCGTCGCGAGGACGTCCCAATTGCTGTGGGTGCCGCCGCGAAGCACGACACCCTCGGCGACGTCACGATCGTCGGGACCAAGGAGGTGGGACCGGGGGTGTTCCACCCTTTGATCCGCACGTCCGATGGCCGGGAGTTCTCGCCTTCGTGGGGCACGCTGCGTTGGGAAGGACCGAAGGAGGGAGCGGCACCGGCCGCGCCGGCGGTGGTGGCGGAAGATGAAAAGAAAACCCCAGATCCCTTACACGTCCGCCGCGACGAGGAAAGAAATCGCCTGGTTTCTAAGTTCAACGCGCCCGGGTGGGCACCGGCCGTGCAGGTGCAGCAGGAGTTTACCACCCCGGATGCCGGGGCTACGAACTTCGGGCTCCGTCTTTCTCTCCCCGATGGTCGCGCCGCAACGATCACCAAATCATTGCCGGGCGAGCAGGAGTTCGGCGGGGTTCGTTTCTCCTTCTTCGACACGACGGATGGAACCACGGACGCCATGTTCTTCCCGAACGTGGAAGCCGCCGTGCGTTACGCCAACGGCCGCGGGTTCTCTGTCGATCCCGCGAAAGCCAAGGGGTTCGACGCAGCCGCGCGCCATGCGGCCCAGGTTGCGGAGGAGGCCAATAAGCGCGCTGCGCTGGAGAAGGTCGCGCAGCTCCCTGACGAGGCCGCGTTCGTCGCCGCCGTTACCAACGCCCCGCTCGCCGATCTACCCGTCCTCGCGTCTCTCGTCTCCGGCGATCGGAAGAAATTGGTTGGGAAGGAAATTGTTTCTCGGATCGACGCCGCCACGGCGCCGGCGGAAACGGCGGCGGCCGATGTCACCCTGACCCCGGCGCAGGATAAGGTCCTGGCGGACAACGCCACGGGTCTCTTGGATCAGTGGCTCAGGGTTGCAGAGGTTCGGGGGATCAAGGATCTCGATGGCACATTGGCAGGACGGATCAACGACGCGATCCGTTACGCCGCGTCGAAATTCGATCCGACGAAGAACAACAACTTCAAGGGGTTCGCTTCCCGTACGATCGGGCAACGGTTGAACATCACGCCGACCGCGCACGAGATCGCGACGTCTCTCCACGCCACTAGGTTGGACGCAGCAAACGACCAAACCGGCCGCGACTTCTACGAGGAGTTTGCCGTTACCCAGGCCGCCGAGGACGCACGCGCCACCGAGGATGGTGTCGCCGCAGGCTCCGAACTGCGCGCCGCGCGCGACGCGGATCGCGAGGAAGCGCAGAACTTTGCCTTCTCCCAAGCCGTCGAGCGGGCCAAGGCAGGCGACGATGTTTTGAAGGAAGCGGTTTACCGAACCCTGAAGGGAACGACCGCAGAGGTGTCGAAGGAAACGCTCGGCATCGACCCTGAGAAGAAGTTCACCAAGCAATCCGCGGCCGTCACCGCCGCCCGCGCCGAAGTTGAAACACAACTGAAGGCGGACTACGATCAACACTATGCCGACAATCGACGAGAAGCCCTCACTAATCGGGAACGCAATCCGGGACAACCTACTTCGGGAAGCGAAGTCGCTGCCCCCAGCAGTGGCGGAGGTGCTGAACGATCCGCGGTGGACGACGCAGGAAGTGGTCGACCTGTGGCACGAGACGAACGCCCGGGAACCGGGGACCAGCAATCCGAAGTGGAACGAGTTCCTCGAGATGAACCCGCACAGCTTCCAGCTCAAGGCGGAGGACGAAGCGACGGTGTCCCAGAAGCCGTCCGACTCGACGCCCTCGAATCCCTAAACGACGCGCTCGAGAGCGGAGATCTTCTTCCGTCGGAACACGCGGAGTTTCAGACCCGCCTCGACGCGGCAGCGACCCCGGAAGAGGTGCGCGCCGTTCTCGTCGAAGCGGGCGTGCTGAATCCCGTGTTAGCAGCACGAGGAGCCGGCGAGGGAAAGCGCGTGAAGAACCCTCGCAGATATGGCTCACTGACCAGCAAGAAAACCAGGACAGCCGAAGGCGACTACGATCCGCAGATCCCAACCGTCCGCGTCGGCCGGATCGATGTTGATAAGCGATTTGAAACCCTGACGGGCGAGCAGAAGGAGACCGTCTCCCGTTTCGTGAAGGCACTGGGTGAGCGGTTCGGCACGGCCGTTCGTGTTCTCTTTGCCGATGGAGGGAACAAGATTGCCTGGGCGGACCCGACGATTCGCGGTCTCAGCACCGTCTCGGTGGACCCGACAAACCTGGCGGAGGTTGCCCTTACGATCGATGATCCGAAGGCCCGCACCCTCTGGCTGAAGCGCCTCGGGTTTGAAGAGGTCGGACATTTGGCCGGTCACCTCCAGGTCCGACAGGAATTGGAACGGTCCCTAGGCCGAGCAGCGTCCCCGGAGGAATTCTACGGGGAGTTGAACCGCCGGTTCCAGGCAATCTACGACGGAATGACGGAGGGCCAGCGAAAGTGGGTGGTAGATAACTACATTGGGGACGGAGCGGCGCGGCCGGAAAGATTCACGGACGGTCTTCTTGCGCAGGAGTATCTGCGCATGCTGATTCAAATGGCGCGGCGCGAGGCGGGCGACATTGACGCCGGCGTGACGGAGCTGGCAGCGACCGAGGTGAGCCTGACGAGCAAAGAGGCCCGCTCATGGTTCCGTATGATCTTGGATAAACTGCGGTCCCTCCTGCGTGTCAAACCGGACCCGCAATTGAAACCCATGGTCGACGGGATGGAAAAACTCCTGCGCCGAATGGAGGAAACGCAGGCACCGACCAAGGAACAAATTCTTGCAGCCAGTAACGGGGATGCCGCGGAAGCCTCCCGCCGACAGCAAGCCTTGAACGCGGGGCTGATTGTTGGGAAGACCTTCGGCCAGGGGAACCCCGACCTGTTCCAAGGCACCGCGCCGCTCGTGAACCCGATCCCCGCGAACATGCCTCTGGAACTGGCCAAGGGGCTTGCCCATCAGCGATTGCTCGCCATGCCCTCGAAGCGCATCGTGAGCGAGGAGGCCGTGACCGCCGCCGGATTACCCGCAGCATTCATCATCACGCCAGGCGGGAAGGAATCGTGGGCTACCTACGCGAAGCATTTGGTGGAGAGCGACCGAAGCGGTGAAGGAAGCGCGTCGAAGTACGACGGGTTTGGCATGATCGAGGCGACGCTGAAGAAACCCAACTTTGCAATCAAGGACCCGAAGACCGGCTACGTGCTCTATGGCCGCGCCTATGAAAAAGGGCAGATCCATCTCGTAACCACTGCCCCGGGAGAGAAAAACCGGGTGGTGACGCAGTTCATGTTCAGCAATGGCGACAACGATCGCCGACACGATTACCTTGTCGTGGGAACCCGTCAGAGCTGGCGGGCAGCGAAACCCAGGGAAGGGAGGAAAGAGGTGGCCCGAACCCAAGACGGGACCACCCCTCGGCCGGCCGGGTCAAAGCGCTTGGACGCTCCCGCTCAGCGGCTCGCCAACCCAATGGCCAACATTGCCCGCTCGCCGAGGGAGCAGACCAATATTCAAGCTGAGTCACTGGAGGCGGCTCCTACTCAACAGGGGGTTGATCCTACGGCCACATCCGCAGAACGTGTTGAAGATACTCAAGATGGTGAAACTATCAAGGGAGCCGAATCGGCGGCGGGCGCCCGCCCCCGCACATTCGGCCAACGTGTTGCGACTGATTTGCCGGGCCTCGGCACCACAGCAGAAACCTACGAGCAACACGCGGACCGAACGAAGCGTGCGGAGGCGGACGCGTTCTTCGCCACCAACGGATACGAGAAAGGGGCGGACCTGCTACTTTCCGGCGAAAGTCGTTTGGCCGACGACACGCAGATCACTGCCGCGCTGCGGGGGATCAAGCATTTCAATGAGGAGTTCGAGAAAGGCGGCGCGAACGCGGAGACGGCCAGGATCTACGCCCAGAAACTTGCGTTCGATGCGGCACGGCGGGGTACCGAGGCGGGCCAAGAAGTCCAGGCGTTCAAGGAGTGGTCCCCCGAAAGGGCCGCCGTCGACTACGTCCGGCAGACCACGCAGAAGCAGGAACCCTTGAAGACGAACACCGTCGCCGGGGAGATCAAGGCCGCCGTCGAAACCGCTCGGACCCAAACGGCGGAGCAGACGGTCGTGGCCGCGGAGCCCATCTTCAAGAAGGTGGAAGAGGTGGGGCGGAAGCAGGCCGCGAAGACCGCGGGTGTCACGGAGAAGGCCGTCGAGGATTTGCAGGGTGTGTTCGACTTTTTCGAAACGGACATAAGGAATTACAACCCGACCAGCACACTGCCCGTGACGGAGCAGATCCGTGAAGCGGCAGCGGAGGCGATCTCGAAACAAGCCATGACGGCGATGGGTCTTGCCGACCCGAAGACACCGCCGGCTGCGCTCTCGGTTCTCGAGCGGGAGGTGCGCAGCCAGGCGAAGTCTCAGCTCGACGCGATCCTCAATCCACCGAAGGTGTCGGGCAAAGCCCTGCGCCCGGGGAACCAGGAGGACATTGCGAAGATCGTGAACGCGGTCGACAAATTGGATCTGGCCGAATCGGTTTTCAATACCGCGCTGGAAAACCTGCGCACCCAGCTCGGAGATGGCGTTCTGGCCGGCGCGAAATTCGACCGCACCAAGATTGATGGGCTGACGCAGTTCGTGCGGAGCCGTGGTGATCTGCGCAGCGTAGCCCGCCTATCTCTTTCAGGGCGCACGGCGTCCCTTGCTCAACTCCAAGCGACGATCGCGGCCGAGGCCAAGGGTTTGACGCCCGCCCAAGCCACGAGCGTGGCGAAAGCTTTGGAGGCAACCTTCAACGATTTGGTCCAAAAGAACGCCACGTCCCAGTTGGAAGCCTTGGTTCGCCGCAATCAGGCGGCCAAGAAAAAGGTGACCAAGGACATGGCCCAGCGGTTGATGGAGAACGTGAACCTCGGCGCCTTCAGCGACCCTCGCTTCTACGACGCCATCGCTCCTGGGTTTGAATTGCCCGCCTACGATCCGGCCATCGCCGCGGAGATCACGCGCCAGGCCAACGAGATTCAAACCATGCTCGACGATGGGCGAGAAGGATTCCAGACCGACCACGCGATGCGCCGGATGCTCTCCTACATCGCGGAGAAGAACGGCGATATTCGGATGGAGAAATGGATGTCGGTCTTCTACGGGAACATGCTGAGCGGCTGGACCACCCAGGTGAAGAACGTCGTCAGCACCGCGTTGAACGGCGTGGCGGAGATGACCACCATGCAGGCCGCGACCAACCCTTCGCCGTTTGCTTTTGCCCGCACCCTCGCAGCTTTTGCCAAGGGCGCCGGCCGGGGAAGTATTGAGGCGGCGAGCATCCTCACGAAGGGGGTCGGGGGAGAGAAGATCGGCGACAAGGTGCAACCGCTCCGTCCGTTGGAGGTTGACCCGTTCAAAGGTCCGGTCAGCAAGATCCTCAACAACTGGAAATACGTCTTCCGCACCATGCAAGGGATGGACACCATCTTCTACCGCGGAGCCCAGGAAGCCCGGGCGCAGATGATGGCCGAAGGTTACGTCCGGAACACCTTGAACATCACCGATCCGACGGCGGCGGCGCGGAAGGTTCGCGAGGTGTTGGAAGGTGGCGGCGGGGACGTGGCCGTCTTTCGGCGGGAGGCGGAACAGACGGCGAAGGCGGAGGGCCTGTCCGGTCTGGAATACAAGATGCGCGTGGCGGAACTGATCGAACGTGCGCGTCCGGAGAACATTCGGCAGGAGACCCATGATTTCGCCGGACTGGCGACATTCAACCACAAGCCCGAGGGATTGCTTGGCGAACTCGCGCAGGCCATCAACCTCGTTTCCCAAAAGCATCCGGCAATCAAACTCGTTGTGCCTTTCACGAACATCGTCAGCAACGTCCTGAACACTGCGCTCGACTACACCCCGGTCGGATTCGTCCGCGCCGGATTGGTCGGCAGCGGGTGGGACACGCGCAACACGGGGGAAAAGAAGGTGCAGCAGATCATCAAGGCCGCGGCGGGGACGGCAGCCATGGCTGCGCTTTACCTCCTGAACACCGGCGAGGACGATGACGAACTGGGGAAACCGAAGTTCCGCATCCACGGCATGGGACCGGCGGACGCCGGGCAACGGAAGCAGCTTCAAGCTACCGGCTGGATTCCATACAGCATCGAGACCCCGAACGGGTATTTCTCCTACCAGCTATCCCCAGCGAGCGTTGGCCTGGCGATCGTCGGCAACGTCCTTGATTCCGAGCGCTACCAGAAGGCCGGCGAGCAGGAACTCGGCGCCCGCCTGGCGTTTGCTGTCGGGCAGGCGGGGAAGGTCATCACGAGTCAATCCTTCCTGAGCGGTGCGGCCGATCTGGTTCAAGCCGTCGATAGTACCAATGCCACGACCGGAGCAAAAGGGGTGGAGAACTTCCTTTCTCGCACTGTCAGCTCCGCGCTGATCCCGAACTTCATCAAGCAAACCGAAAAGGCGTTCATCGATCCGAAGGTCTACCAGCCCGAAGGATTGGCGCAGATCATGGTCCGCGACATCCCCTTCGTCCGGTCCGCGTTGAAGCCTGCCCTGAACATTCTTGGCGAACCTGTCACCCGGAACCC